CCGCCACCGCCAATACCGCCGCTTCCTCCGCTGATGCTGCTGCTGATACCGCCACCGCCACCGCCACCGGAACCATTAAAGACGCCGGTAGTCATGAATGCGAGCAGGTAATTAAAGTCAGCGGATGCCGCATTCGTGCTTGCCCCGTTACCGCCAGCTCCGCTGCTATTCCCAGCCCCACCTGCATTAAGCGAACCGGACCCTCCGCTCGTCCCTTGAGCCGTGCCTGAAGCTGCGCTCCCAACTGCGGCAGCGCTGGCGCTGCCTCCGCCGCCGGTGCCTACCGCGCCCGTCCCACCACTGCCCCCGCCATACCTGTTACCGCCGCTGTATAGGCCGCCGCCCCCGGTTCCGAAACCGGACAGCGCTCCGGTCGCCGTGCTTGGGATGCTCCCGCCTTTCCCGCCAAAACCCCCTCCGCCCGTACAGAAGTTGCTATGCGCGGCGTTCCCGTCCATCGTGCCGCCCTGTCCGCCTGCGCCCAAGACCGAACCAGCGCCGCCGCCGCCGAATCCGCTGTTGTTCGACGTGTTCGCTACTGTTTTGCCGCCACCAGCGCCGCCTGATGCTGTAAGCGCCCCGCGCAGACTAGGGGCGGCAGAACCTACGCCACCGGCGCCACCAGACACTGCCGACGATGTGCCGCTTGCTTGTGTAAGCCCGCCACCGCCGCCGGTCGCGGTCAGCAAATTCCCGATCGATGAAGTACCCCCGGCGTTCCCGTTTGACGCGCCTGTCACAGCAGCGCCACCGGCTCCGACAGTGATAGTCGGAAGCGACTGCCCTGGCACCACGTCGATGATGCCCATCGCAAAGCCGCCCCCGCCTCCGCCAGTGCCGCTTCCGTTGGCATTGTTACAGCCGCCAGAACCGCCAGCGCCGACGACGACAGCAAGAACCTGGTAGACATTCTGCGGCACAACGAAATCGTTGTATGTGCCGGGGACAAGATACGCCTTGACGTTCTTCCAATACGGTGGAGCAATGCGCGTCGGCGCATTCGGCGGAAGCGGGTATCCGTAGTTGCCCTTGTTCATTAGAAGTCCCCTCCATTGATGACGGTGACGCGGAATGTCTCAGCGTTATTGGTGGCGACACTCAGCGTCGCACCAGCTCCCAACACAAGGCCATGCTCGAAAATAACATCGGCAGCCCACGCTGGAACTGTCGCGGACGGCGTTATTGGAAGCACAGGTATTTCCCGGATGAGCGAAGAGCCGACGAAGAATCGGATCATCCCGGCTGTTGTCGTGCCAGTGGCCGTGATATTCACACGATCAACGCGGGAGCCATTCGCGCCAGCCGTCATGAGCGTTACCAGCGTGCCCGAGCCGTCCCGGTTTGTGTTGGCGGTCGAGATTGTGACGGACGGAGATTTCGGCGTGCCGACGTATTGCGGATTAGATGCCATATCAGATTACTCCTTGGGACATGAGTATGAATCCTGGCGTACCAGAGCCCCAGGAAGCCACTCCATTTTGCGATGTGAGGACATATTGCGCTCCATCATTCGGCTGCGCTGGGAGTGCCGCTTGGAACGCCTGCTGCACCACGAAGGCGGTCGTTGCGATCTTGGTGCTGTTATCGTTGGTTGGCGGCGTCGGCGCGGTTGGCGTGCCTGTCAATGCGGCCGAGTCGATATTTGCCTTGAGCGCCAATCCGTTATCGACATACGTCGTGCTTGCTGCCTTCGGGATGCGGCTAATCAGGTAAAACTGCGTGCCATCGTAGTATGCCGCGACGATCCCTCCGCTTGCGATGTCTCCAGATTTGAGCGGCGCCGCATCAACTGCGAGCAACGGTTTGGCCGTGAGGCCGTTGATCGTCAGTGTTGTAGCGCCCGTATTGGCGTGAGCAGCCTGGAACAGCACCAGCATAGATGCCGTATAGTCTGCCGGGGCTGGACTCACGGTGACAACGTAGTCGTTGGCCGTTGCGCCCTGCGATTCATTCCCGGTCACGATCACCATGCCGGAGAAACCTGCAAAGCTGTTTTGCAGCACCGACTTGATCATCCGCAGATGATCATCGCCCTGGCTTTTGGGGTCCGTCGGTGTTGGGCTTGTCGCGTCAAGATTGGCGACATAGGTTGCAGTCTCAAGCGGCATACTCAGTCCCCGCTGTAGAAGTTGAACGAGCCGCCGCGCAGCCCGATATCGGTTCGGAGCGTTGTGTTCCCAACATAGTCGACGCTGCGGGCACCTGCGAGGGCGGATTGGTATTTCTGTTCGGAGCTCTGCGCAAGCTCCATATCCCGGATGAACATAGCCGCTTCATGGCAAGCCCCCCACAAATACAGAGCAGGGAAACGCTGCAAAATCACGTTAGTCGGATTGCTATCCGATAGCGCGTCTATCGTGTTCTGATAGAAATAGTCGATGGTGTATGCGCCGTTTGGTGTCGGGTGCAGCACCAGATATGCACCATCGAAGGCTATGAAATTCGGAATGCTTGTGTATTGCTCGAATGCGTATTTCTGCGCAAGAACCCGAGCCGGTACGATTTGCATTGGGACAGATGCAGGCTCTTTCCGGTGCGCATACTCAATGCTGATCATGCCCGGAGGCGCCGGATATGCTCGCTGCCCCGCCACTGTGACAATCTGCGCCTCTGACCGCAGCAATGCGATATCGCTTATGTCCTGACTCAACCGAGATTCAGTCAACGCGATGAAATCAGAAATGCGCGCGCCCAAATCCGAGCGGTGCATCCAGTCTGCAATCGCGTCCTTCAGCTCTGAGTACGTCGAGATCATGTGCGATTGCCTCTGGCCGCCCGTCTTGTCGCACCTGCATTATCGCCCATCTTCCGCTCGTTCAGCGAAATGTAGCCGCTGCCAACGTATGTTTTTTCTTCCTCGGTGTCGTAAATGATTACGAAGTCCGAGTAGTCATCCCACGTCTTTTGCCTGAACAGCACTTTGGGGTACTCTTGTATCTGCACCATGGCTAAAAACCCGGCCCTCATGTGGGCCGGGCATCACCTTATCAGTTAGACAAGATTCGGCAGGCAAGCTGCGGTCGGATCGTCTTGTAGCCGTACAGAACATCAATACGGCACGGCAGGTTGTCGTTGTTGATGTCGTAGGCGCGGACGATTCGCATGCTGATGCCGTCGTAGACCTCGCGGGCCGCGAAGTCAACACCCTTCGGCATGATCAAGTCGGCAGTTGCGAAGGCAAAGGCGTCTTGGTGGAAAACAAGCGAAGGCTTGTAGACCGTGCTTGCGCCGCCGACCTTGGTCACTGCGGCACCGTTGGGAATGCCTGCGGACGTGACGTTTTGCATGCTGCCAGACGTGTAGACAGCCGGGGAGATCGAGATCACACCAGCACCACCCGCGTAGTCCGCAGTCACGACGAACTGTTGCAAAGCTCCAGTATCTGCCTTGGTTTCCGGATGCACGCGGTTGCAGCCAGCGAAGGTGATGATATCGCCCCGCTTGAACGTCGTGGAGCCATTCGCAAGCGTCACGGTAGACGATCCGTTAGCAGTCACCGCACCGTTGACCGTGTACCCGGTGTTCGACGCCGCAGTCCCGGTAGTTTGAGTCGGGATCAGGGTGTTTTCGTAGAAGTCAAACCCTGCCGACCGGCCCATAATGCCCTCTCGGTATTGCTTGGCAACCTCATTGCTGTCCTGGAACAGACCCTTGAGGGTATCCACAAGGTCAACCTGATCCTGCGTGTTGAGCAGGGCCGTCCGGTTGTTGTCCATCGGGGCCAGGTTGTCGTTGAGAGTTTTGCGCCCGGTCAGAATCTGCCGCAGAGCAATTGCGGAGCCGATGTTGTTGACGTTGTTGTAAACGTCCAAGAACATCGACATTGCGTCTGCCTCGATATTGGCCGCTAGAACAGCCATTGACGGTTCAAGAATGCGCTGGCTGAAGTCATCGAGGCTCAAAGTCAGTTCGGCAGAGCTGAAGTTGACATCAACGCCTTTCTGCGTCCCGACAGTCAACGGCACTTGGTTTTCCGTCGTGTCTTGTGCCGAGAGCGTCTTTCCTGTGCGAACCGTGTATTGGTTCGGAAGGCGGATTTTCATCGTGTCGCCGATCTTTGCGCCAGTTTTGGCAAAAGAGTCGTCGTACTGACGATTGACGTTACCAACGAAGTTGAGTTTTTGGTGCAGAACACGCAGAGCTTCCCGCGTGATCTGCTGCGGAGTGAGAAGAGTATTCGCCATGATTGATTACCGTCCTTTCGATTTCCGAAGTTGTTCGCTACGCGCCTTCATCCAATCATTGATTGGCAGAGAACTCATATCACGGCGGGCAGGTGCGTTTGTGCCCCCCACCTTTGTGACCGGCTTCGCTGCCTGACTGGATTGTGCGCTTCCATGTTGCTTTTTAAGCAACTGTGCGCCGACCATCGCTGAATGCAAGACCTTGACAATGCGCGGGTCTACGATCTGCGCAAGCTCTTGCGGCTGGAATCCGTATTCCTTGGCCGCGAACTCGTTGATCTGCTTCGCTACGTCCGGCCCCCAATTGGGGATT